CAAGAAGATTGCTATCGGTGCTCCAACTAATAAAGCGGTAAGTGTTTTGTATTCAAACTCTATGAGCTCCGGAATGAATGGTTATGTATTTGAAAATCTATTTAACAGAGATGCTAGAATTACATATAGTACAATCCATAAGCTTTTGGGTTTAAAAGAAATCATTACAGATGATGGCCAGCAGTTGTTTGAATTAGACTCTATAAACAATAGTAAACTAAGTGATTATACCTATCTGATTGTTGATGAGGTATCAATGTTAGATGACAAGATCTGTAATGATATCATGAAATTCTCCAAGAAATTGAAGATACTATTCATGGGTGATCCTGCACAGATCCCTCCAGTAAACAGAATAGATAGCATTCCTTTTAAGACTAATCACAAGTACAGCTTTAAAACAGTAGAGCTCACTGAGATTATGCGTCAGAAAAAAGGTCATCCTATTATTGATTTGTCCTTTCAGATAAGGAACAATCTTAACAAGTATCAGCCTATACCCTTTCTTCAGACAAATCTGAATAAGGATGGTCACGGAATTGTTTATATAGATAATAAGACTGACCGTTCTACAATTAAGCCTTTGCTTGAGAAGTATTTTAAATCTGATGAGTATGATAACAATCTTGATTACATGAAAGTAATTGCTTGGAAGAACAAAACGGTACAGTATATTAACTTACTAGTCCGTGAAATTAAGTATGGTAAAAACTTGCCTAGATTTGTAGAAGGTGAATGTTTAATTGTACTCAAGCCAGTCTTTGAAGAGAAGGAAGTCTATGAAGGATTTAATAAGTGGCGGATTATATTAAATACTTCTGAAGAAATAGTTGTAAACTCAATTGATCAAGACACGGTTACGCTTAAAGAAGGTTCTTATAAACTTACTATAAGGATGTATGTTTTAACAGTAGAAACTTATAATCAAGCTTTTTTAGATAGGCTGAACCACAACACTATAAATGTTATACATGAAAGTAGTGAAGAAGATTATAAAAAACTTTTGCACACAGCTAGATTGTCTGCTCTCAAAAGTAAACAATCAAAAGACTGGGTAACATATTTTAATATCCTCAAGTGGTCAGCTAATGTTGCATACAACTATGCTATCACAGCTCATAAGTCTCAGGGTTCTACATATAAGAATGTGTTGATTCTGGAAGATGATCTTGATGCTAACAGAAAAGTATTTGAAAGAAATAGAATAAAGTATACCACTTACTCTCGTGTTACAGACAAACTATACGTGCTAAGAGAAAACTATCCTGCTTTAGTGAACCTCAGCATACAAAATAATCCCACTTAAGAAAATAGTGCTAACAAGCCAGCCGTATTTAAGCCATTTATTTTTGGTTTTTTGCGTGTCAAGATTAAGATTAATTTCTTGGATAGTGTTTGCATTTTTTGCTAGAGCACTATCCTTGATTCTAATTTCTTTGTTAAGCTTAGAGATCTCGACATCTTTTTCTTGAACAAGTGTATCTCGGGTAGCTAGTTTCTGTTTTGCAATACTCAATAATGTGTCACAGGTTTTACCTTCTACCATTGTTGTTGCAATATAGCGAAGCTCAGTTAGACCGTAACACTTAACGGTATCTTGATGTAGTTTTCCAATTTGTGCGTATGATGGAATCCAGATCATCAGGAGTAGCAGTACTATAAATAAATTTAATTTTATCATGGGTTCTTGTAATTACACGTGGTTCAAGATTAGAAAGACTGTCATATGAGTTTTGCAATTGTGTTTGACGCAGATGACTGATTTTAATCTGTTTATGAAGATTAGCAATAGTGTCTTTCCATGATTCATCGGGTGCAGCTACTGAAATCTCAGGCTTTTTAAAAATAATAATGCCTGATAAAATAATAATGATTACTAAGGTTACACTTAAAGCTATCAAACTAATTTTCATAATTACATATTAAAAGTTTAAATTTGACAATGTTGTTCTTATACATGTTATAAATGTAACAGAAGCATCTGGACTCAAATAGAACTATAAATTTCTGGCACAATATACGTAATGTATTACACAAAAACAAAAATTAATTTAAGAGTATGTCAAAATCAAAATCAGAAATGATGGACATGTTTGCTCTGATAACCAATCAGAAACTGACACCCAATCAATTTTACTTGTTGTACTTTATTAAGGAAGGGATATCACCAGTCCATGTAAACATACACCAAGAAGTAAGAGCTGTAATAGTTAAAGGTTTCCTAAAAGATCTTACTAATGCAAAAGGTACTAAGTATGAACTAACTCCAGAAGCCCATACACTTATAGACCAGGTGGAATCTTTCTTCCGTATAAATAATAAAAAGACTAACAACCAGATCATGGGTTCAGGGTATCCTGCTAAAGTTCAGGAATACTTACAAGTCTTTCCTAAAATGTTATTACCAAGTGGTAAGGCAGCTAGGTCAGACAAGAAAAATGTAGAGACGGCTCTCAGATGGTTCATAGAAAACTATGAATATTCCTGGGAGACAATTATTAATGCAGCCAAGTTATATGTGGGAGAGTTTGAACTAAAGAACTATCTTTATATGCAGACATCTCAGTACTTTATCAGAAAACAAAACTCTGATAAAACATGGGCTTCAGAGCTTGCTAATGTATGTGCTAGAGTAGAATCCGGAGATATTAATCATAAGCAAAGTCACTTCTCTGAAAAGGTAGTTTAATATAAAATTACTTGTTAAAGTCAAGACTGTTTCTTATATTTGAGATAATGGAATTAAAAAAGAAAAAACCCTGGAAAGATCAGCGTGCAGGATTTCAAGATTCCTTGAAATACTTGCAAGGTAGGATGAAAGGTGAGATTAAAAGTCTCAGAACACCTTGGCCAAAGTTCAATGATGCCGGTACCGATGGTATAGAGTGGCACTCAACAACAGTTATTGGCGGTCGTCCCGCTAGTGGGAAGACCTTAATTAAAGATCAAATTATTCGTGAGGCCTTCAGGCTAAACTCAGCTGATGATTTTAGAGTACTAGAGTTTTCACTTGAGATGTTAGCTAGAGTCTCAGCTATCAGAGAATACTCAGCTATACTGGGTAAGACCTATAAGTATCTGTGTAGTGCACAAGCTGGGGTTAAGTTAACACCGGAAGATCTTAAAAGCTGTTTAGAGTACGCTAATATTAGAGTTAAGTATCCCATTGATATTATTGAAGAACCATGTACGGTATCAGAATTCCGTTTATATATTCAACAATACATGGATGAACATTCAACCAAAGAAGATGGGCAAGAACAGTATGAAGAAGATGGCGTAAAAAAAACCCGTACCTTTCAAAAGACTGTTTATAAAAAGACAATCATTACTCTTGATCATAGCTTGTTATTAAAGAAAGATGCCTATGAAAAAGATAAGTATGATATGCTTTATGCTCTTGGAGAAGCATTAACTTTTCTTAAGAGACGTTATCCCATAGCCTTTATTATCCTTAGTCAGTTGAACCGTAATATTGATACGCCTGAAAGACAAGAGAACGGCAAGTATGGTAACTACATACTTGAGTCTGATATCTTTGGAGCAGATGCTTTATTACAACACGCTGATATGCTTGTTGGGATTAACCGCCCTGGTAAGCAGAAAATTCAATACTATGGACCAGACCGGTACATAATAGACAATGAATTTATTTTGGTTATGCACTTTATCAAGTGTAGAAATGGAGATACTAGAATGAGTTTTTTCAAAGCCGAGTTTGAGAAAATGCAAATTACAGAGATGCTTACTCCGGCAACACAAGAAAGAAAAATTGGAACACGATGAGTATATCAACAACAGACAAACCAGAAGACAAGCGCGAGAGACTTAAAAAGCTACGTGAGTTTCATCAACCTCTATTAATAGAGATTGGTGTAACAGATGCAACGTTTATCCCTAAGATGGCATACAGACCATATGGAAAAACAGAACTGCACATTGCATTCTTTGCTAGTGAAATCAGCAAAGGTGAGGATGTGTATGTTGAATTTACCAGTAAAGAACTGGTACCGGAAGACCCTGAGAGAAAGCTTTACAAGTGGAGATTTAATCCTCACTTTGAAGATGAGTATGAAAAGACTGACCCTAATCCTCAAACAGGACATGTTAGGTATTTGATTTCTGTTGAGGAATTAACTGTAATCAAATCACAAAAGACAAAAAATGTTGTTCAACCTGAAATAGATTTAGAACTTTCTGATCCTAATTTAGATCAACCCTTTGATCAGATGACTATCCGTGATCTAGCAGCAATCCTGTTAAAGAAACCGGTAAGTCACAAGGCATGGTTAAATGAAATCATTACAAAATAAATAAGAAACATGTCAGAAAACACATCAGTAACAAAAACCGTAGAGGGTGATAAGGATATTAAAGATTTCTTATCCACTCTAATTAGCTCAAAGAAACTTCCTAGTCACATTAAAAGTGTAGAGGAAGCATTCACCATTGCACAAATGGGTAAAGAGTTGGGCTTTGCAACAATGCAAGCGTTCCATTACATTATCCCTATTCAGGGTAAATTAAGTTTAAGTGCTAAGGCTACAGGGGCATTACTTCGCAAAGGTGGAGTAAAGTTTATAACTATAGAAGATGGTATTTGGATTTATAAAAACAACAGTTTGTCTCCAACAGAACCTGATGAGAGACCTATTGAACGTAGAACTACAATCAAATTCTTCCGTGATGGAATGGAAGAGAACTGTAGCTTTACTTGGAATGATGCTAAGCTACAAGGTTTAACTACTAAAGATAATTGGACAAGGATGCCCAAAGAAATGTTGTACGCACGTTGTTTAGCTAAGGGCGCCAATCGTATTGGTGCAGATTTATTACTAGGTCTTTATACAACTGAAGAACTAGCTGATACATTTATCCAAAACGAAAGTCAGATTAAAAGAAATGAAGATGGAACAATAGCAGAGATTATTGACGTCTTACATCAAGAAGTAAAATAACAATTTAAAAAAGCAGAAAATGGCATTAGACACAAAGAACATTAAAGGTGGTAGTGATGGCGGCGTACCTAAAACAATCCAGCCAGGGAATCACAAATGTAAAGTGAACGGTATTTATTTGGAAGAATTTAAATTTAAACCGGGTAGTTATTATTTAATCTTAAATCTTGAAGGTGAAGACCTAGGACCAGATTTTCAAGGTTTCTTAATTGACAAAAACAATGAGGCGCTTGGTCGTCATAAAGGTCAAGTAGCTAGAGTTAAAACTGGTGAATGGGCTTATGCGGATGGTACTACTAAAAGCGGTGTTGAAATCAGACGTGACGGCGAAATCTTAAAGTTTGTAAAGAACTTTTGTATAGCTTTTGGTATCAATAACTGGTTAGTTGCTCAAGACAAAAAGCATGATACAGTTGAACAATTGATAACAGCTTTTGATAAAGAAAAACCTTTTGCCGGTAAGTTTATTAACTTCTGTATTGGTGGTAAAGAATATACAAACAAGGGTGGTTATACAGACCATGATTTATTCTTACCTAAGTATGCCAAAACAGGTGCTGCTTATGGTGATAAGGTAGTAACCTTTGATCCAGTTAGTCATATCAAAAAGAAAAAGGTAGATCCGGTAAATGAATTTGGCAATGATGATACTCCACTAAGTGGTCCAGCAGCTAATGATTTTCAACTAGATTAATTAACTTAAACATACAATAAAAGGGGATCATAAGTCCCCTTTTATTGTTATATACATTATGATAAGTACAAAATCATTAATAACAGAACTCACAGAAGTTCCAATTGAATGGGTCTTTGAGTATTATTTAAAGCTTCCTGAAAAGTTAATGGGTCAGAACTTAATGATTCTTTCTCCATTTAATCCAAGGGATAAGCGTCCGTCATTAAGTTTGTTTGTAGGTAGCAAAGACAATAGGTCTTACAAGTATAGAGATTTCTCTACAGGTAAGTCTGGTGATAATGTTTCCTTAGTACAACACTTATTTAATCTTAGTACAAGAGGTGAGACAGCTCATAAAATTGTAGAAGATTATAACAAGTGGGTGTTAATAAACAAGGATGATTTTAATCTTAGAGATTTTAAAGTACAGCAACGTTATAAAGTTACAAGCTTTGTAAAGAGAGGCTGGACAGTTCTTGATCAGAAGTATTGGACTAAGTTTCATATAGGCTCTAAGATCCTAGAGCACTTTAATGTTTTTCCTTTGGAATCATATGAAATGTCCAGGGAGAATGATGGTGCTACGGAACAGGTAATTGTTACAGGTAGATCATTTATCTATGGTTATTTCAGAGCTGATGGCACGCTGTATAAAATTTATCAACCTCTTGTAACAGACTATAAATTTATAAAGGTGAGAGATTATATTCAGGGTACAGATCAGTTGACATTCCAAAAAAAGTATTTAGTAATCTCCAGCTCTCTTAAAGATATGATGGCTTTTACAAAGTTAGGATATAAAAATGCAGAAGTAGTTGCTCCTGACAGTGAAAATACTTTAATAGGTGAACATGTAATATCAGCATACAGATTAAAGTACCAAGGTATATGTACATTGTTTGATAATGATGATGCTGGTATCAAGGCCATGAAAAAGTACGAAGATAACTATGCTATAAAGAGTGCTCTTCTACCTATGTCTAAAGATCTAAGTGACTCTATTAGAGATAACCATATAAGTAAAGTTCAAGAAGTATTAACTCCAATTTTAAAACAAGCATTACAATGAGCTGGTTATTTAACGGAAAAGTGTTTTGCCAAGAAGGTATACCACACGGAGCAATAGGCTTTGTATATCAAATGTCAGCTATCATTGCTGGTAAGTCAGTATCTTATATAGGTAAGAAAAACTTTTATGCAAATGTTAAAACAAAGCTGAGCAAGAAGGCTATGCCTACTGACAAAAGACTCAAGAAATACAAACGCGTTACTAAAACATCATACCAAGACTACTATAGTAGTAATGATGTATTAAAGCAAGCTCACAAAGAGAATGTTGTAATTAAGAGAGACATCCTAAAGATATGTTATAGCAAGAATGAGTTGACTTACCAGGAGGTAAAGCATCAGTTTTTACTAGGTGTATTAGAGAGTGATCTGTATTTAAACCGCAATATTCTTGGCAGGTTCTACAAAAATAAAATATAAAAAAATTAAAACATGAAAGAAAAAAAAATAATAAGTTTAACAATCCCTATAGACAGCACATTTACACATGTTTTATTTAATCTAGCCGCACAAGGATTTGAATACATAAAGATAAACTACTCAGGTGGTGGAGACTCAGGGGCAATTGAGGATGTCAGTCTTCTTTTCCCCGGCGCAGTTACTATAAATGATGGAGAGGTATCAGAAAAGAATGCCAATGATTATGCTGATCCAGATGATGAATTAAAAGATCTGATAGAAAATAAGGCGCATGAACATGTACTTAATAATGCAGATGACTGGTGGAACAATGACGGCGGTGGAGGTACTTTGTACATCTCAACAATGGATGGTAGTTATCATGGAGAACACTATGTAAATTACACGGAAACTCATAACTCTATATTAACCGGAAAGTTTGGAGACAACTAATGGCTCATCCTATGCAGCATGCTAAAAGCTCCATAAAAAAATGGGGCGGTAAAGTTGAGGACTACATGCATATACACAATTGGCTTGATGAAACTAAATCTTGGATAGCTCATAGTAAGCACCGAATGTTTAGACATCACTCAGAGGGTATATTTGAATCTGAAAAACTGTTTGGTAACTCATTTGTAAATTCAGATGGTAAAACAGTATACACTAGGTATGTTGCTGAACAACATGTAAAGGAAGATTGCAATGGATATATCCCTAGTGCAAAAGAATGGGTTAAAATGATTGAGTCAGGTAAACCTGAATTATGGGCAATTAAAACACTTAAAATAGAAGACTAATAATAAAATTATGATTTTAAAAAAAACAATTAGAACAGAGGTAGAGTTTGAAGTAGAATTCCCCTGTTACAGAAAGTCCACAGCTTATTATTGGAAATTAATAGATGAGCATACTGCTATACAGATTGAGATAGATAGTGGTTTAAAATTTGACAAATTTGCTGGTGCATCAGCTTTTGAAAGTTGGACTGAGCCATGTACAGAAGAAGAATTTTTACAAAACTATTTCTCAATAATTAATAGAATTGACAATATAACAGCAGGGCTTACTAAACCACAATTTTAATTAAAATATTAACTCCCTAATCAAGCTCGGCAAGTTCGTGATTGGTCTTAGCAGACTTGATGTGGGAGTTATAACTTTAAAACTAATCAAATGAAAATCACACTAACTATTGAGATTGAAGTGGATGTAGTTGGAACATTCAGCAAGGGCGAACCTGAACAGCGTTACACAGCTAACGGAGATGTCGGACACGATGGCTCTCCAGATGAGTTTGAAATCAACAAAATTATCTGGCACGATACGGACATCTATCCGTTGCTGAACAAAGATAGCTTTGATTTCTATGAGCTAAGTTTGGAGATGCTTACTAAAATTAAAGAGGAATGATTATTAACAACGGAATGTTCAATAGAAGCTCCACAGTAGCACTTGCTGGTAACTCTCGGCTTGGCAAAGGATTGAAAAAATTAAACTAATAAACAACAAATATGAAAACACAAGAAGAAATAGAAAAATTAGCTGAACAGTATTGGGCAAAACAACCTTATAATGAAGATGCTTATGTTATAGGCTACACTCAATGCCAAGAAGATATGGCTGATAAGAAGTACACAGAATTGCAGTTAAGGTTTTTTGCTAATGAATTGATAAAAGGTATAGAAGAAAAAAACAAACAAGGATATGAAGATATTAAAGTAGATTATGAAAGTTTAATTTTATCACTAAACAAACAAGACTAATATGAGAAAGATAATGTACTATGCCTGGATAGGCTTTTGGATAACACTTGGTCTACCCATAGTTCTAGTTCTTTTATTAGGACTATGGGTACAAGATAAGTATCATAAATTAACCTGTAAAATGTGTAAAAAATAAGACTATGAAAGGAACACTGCATAAAACAGAAAGCGGTTGGCAGGTATGGTACCATGCTAAAGAAGATTTGTACTATGGTAATACAGGAGTAAGAATACTACCTCTAATAGATAATGGTCATATAGATGGACTAAAGTTGTATGACTCTAATGAAGGACTAGAAGTAGAGTTTGAGATTGTAGATGAGATAATAGATCTAGGTAGGCATGGTTCTACAGTAGTAGAAAAAGCTAAACTTGTACATAACTGGTTAACAATGAAAGAAGGTGATATAACTGTAAACTTTAAACCAATGCCTGAGTTTGATGAGCCTAAGTATCCAACTAAACTTCATCAGCTCCAGATACAGGCAACTGAAGCATGCTTTAAAAAGTATCCAAATATTGAAGAGCTTTATCCTACTGATGAGCTTAAAGATGCTTATAAAGCAGGTGTAATAGATGGCCTTAAAGAATGGAGACTAGATAGTTATGATAAACCCAAGTATCCTGAAGTAAAAATTATATGTCCAAGATGTAAAGCTATTATGCCTTGTGAATGTAATCCTCCTAGACAAACTAGTTTACTACACAGCATTAGGGCTAACCCTTCCTGGGATACAATATTTACAGAGTTTCACATAGCTACTCAACAAGTAGAGATAGGTAGACCACCGCTTATATTTGAGTGCTGGTTAGTAGATAACTATAATCCACCAACTAAAAAATAAAACAATGAAAAACATAGTAATAGATGGTGTAGAATATACACCCATAATTAAAGAAGATGAAGCAATGGTAGAGCCTATTGTTTTACTTAAAACATTAACACTACATTTTGAGGTATATCCTACAGATTTAGAAGAAATGACTTGGGATCAAGCTAAAGCAGCTTGTGCTAATTTAAGCAATGGTTGGAGATTGCCAACAAAAGATGAACTTAATCTTATTTATGAAAATAAAGATAGAGTTGGCGGTTTTGCAAATAACTACTATTGGAGTTCCACCGAGAGCAATAATTACGACGCGTGGGACCAGAGCTTCAATAGTGGCAAACAGTACTACAGCAGCAAGTACTTCAAGTGCA